CCGCCTTCTGGGTCTGCTCTCGCGGGTCAGACCATTTCGAGAAGTGGTCGGAGACTTGGTTGAAGATGTCGTCCACCGAGTCCACCGTCAAATTTCCGTCACTGCTTGGCGAAGCGGGAGGGGTTCCGGTGGCTGGCGCGGCGACGGGTGGCGGGGTTCCGGCTGCTGGGGCTGCATCGTTCAGGGCGAATCGAGAAATACCAAACTTCATGTGACAACTCCTTCTCGTTTAACGGTTACGCTAGGGGGCCTGGGGGCTTGATGGCGGGCGCTCCGGGGGCCGGGGGTGTCTGTGGTGCCCCTCCTGCTCCTGCCGGTGCTCCTGCGCCAATTTGCGGCGGTTGTACGGCTCCTCCGCCACCCGGAGGCGGGGTGGGAGGGGTGTTCATGGCCATTTTGGCCTTGGAGGCGTCAGCCTCCAGCTTCGCGATGGCTTTCTTGTGGCCTTCACTATGCTCGAACATGGCTGTCTGAACATCTGGGTCGAGTCTCTCGAACTGAATCGTATTCATGTACCGGGAGATTTCGTCGTAGTGTGCGTAGTGCTCATGCCATGGCTGCACGGGGGCTTCCTCCCCGTTCATCATCCGGGCAACCTCATGCTTCTGGATGGTCTTGGCCGCCTCGAACATATCTCGAATGTCCAGCATATCCCCGTCAACCAGTGTACCAATGAGCTTCTTGAAGTCACCGCCGCCCTTCTCGAAGATGCCGTTCTTGACAACCTCAAGAAGCTGCTGTTTTTGCGCGTGGGGGTCGGCTGGCTGGTACATTCCGTAGCTCACAAACACACCACAGGCTCCGATGATGTCTGACCCGGCGAAAGATTCCAGCGCGAAGCTGTTCGCGTCACCAGCAATCAGGAAGGAACGCTTCTCAGTGACGTATTGCTTCGTATTCTCCAAGCTCTGCTCAAAGATACGCTTGAATACTTCCTTTTTCTTGTTGAAAATACGGATTCTGAACTGGTCATCGCGCTCGACTGCCTGAGATACGGCGTAGGAAGACAATTCGCGGGGGATTTCTCCACGACTGAACTCATTTGCCCCGTAAACCGCGTCAATCTCCTTCTCCAAGAGTGTATGGAGCCGCCAAACGTCGTTGGTGACGGTGGCAGGCTGCAAATAGGTGGGCTTTTCACCCAATGCGGCGTTGTAGTTGATGGGTTTGTACGGGGAATCCGACAAATACTCGTTGGAGAGCGCACCCTCGGGGACGAGTAGCCGAATCGAGCCATGAAGCTCCACATTTGCCATGACTTGTGTGTATAGCTGAGAGATTGCGTCATTGCAGGCCATGGAAAGGACTGCACGGCTGAGGCCGTAAGCGTCTTCTGCCACATCCATGTCTGTCAGGACAGCAAAGGGTAGCTGTTTGTGGTTCAGAGGATGCTCCTCAGTGAACAACAACTTGGCTTTGTCAGCGTTGGCGATATCCGCGAACATAGAATACTTGCCAAGTAGGCCATTCCACGGTTCCGCTCGCTCCCAATACTCCCACAGGAGAACGTATTGCCCCTTTTGGAGTTGATGTTGAGAGGCATCCCCTACCTTCCCAGCAAACTCACGGTTGGAACACTCCTTGGCAAAGTTTTCCAGAAACTCCAGAACCTCTTGCAGCTTTTCGGGGTCGTTATGGAAACGCTTCTTCATTTTGTAGACGATTTGGTGCAGAGGTATCTTGCGTAGCTCCGCGCAATTTTCCGCATTATAGTGGAAGTTGGTGGAGTTGGGGTCGATGATGAAATTGTAAGGGGACACGCTACGGTACTCGTAGTCTCCCTCCATCGTAAATTCGTGTTCGAGGGGGTCGAAGTCATCGGGAAGATCGATGGCGCTTTTGCCGCCGTCTGGGTTCCAGCCACAGAAGAGAACCGCTGTACCGAGCGTTCCACAATTCAGGTTGAAATCCTTCTCCACCTCGGACTTGAGAGTGGTGGCCGTCTTGATGTGCTCGATGACGCATTGCTGATATCGTGCAGCTTTGTGCGCTTCCTCGTCACTGACGTAGGCTTTTACGACGGCACTTGGCTCTGACAGAGTTAGCTTGGACTGCATGAATAGCATCATGGTAGCTAGCTTCAGGGAGTCAAGAGGGATGTCTTGGTTGGTTCCAACGGCTCCAGTCTGGATAAGTGCAGTCACCAAAGAAGCATCCACGCCGCCTTGTGGCTTGGTGGCGATTCCCTGGTATAAGTCCCGGCAGATATCCCATTCTACCCGCATACGTGCCAGCTTAATCTTTCCTTGGTACAGGAAGTCGGAAAGCTGTGCTTCGTGCTCCTCTAACGTCATGGGACTGAACATAGCCATGGTCAATTACCTCGCAAGTCGTGACTGAATCTGCCTCTTATGCTCTTCCTGTTGCTCACGGATTTTTTTGGCGTTGTCTTTTACGTTATCCACGAACATTTCAAGTTTCTTGATACGCATGTCGTGGTCAGCGGTGGTGTCTCTCTGTGCGTGAAACGAGGATACGAAACTCAGCATGTTTTCTTGGGTAGTCGCACTAATAACCCGGATGGCGTTTACCTGGAGGAGAAGAGCCTCGATGTCGCGACCCTGTTGATTGTTCCATCGGATAATTTTATTCAACTCTATTCGGAGGAGCACCGCCACCACCATGACTAAAGCTATCGCAAACATACCCAAAAAAATTGCAAACCCTATCATCTTCTGCCTCTCCCTCTTAAACTGGCTCGACTCACCGTAAGCCTAGAATTTCTGCCTCTCAAATACGACTGCTTTTCGTTTTCTTTCTCTTTCTGCGCCTTCTGCTGCTTGTACGTTTCATACAAGTCAGACTGCCAGTCGGCTTGCGTGAGTAGCCTCCTCACCTGCTCCTGAGTCAGTCTGGGTGGCACCTCACGCGAGAAATATTGTAGGGTATCTACTACGTGGTCCTTCTTCTTGATGATTACTCCGGTCTCGCGTCGGCGGTAGGTCATGATTTGCTTGACTGCCAGCGCGGCTCCTACCTCGAAAAACATCAAGGTGCCCTCGACCATCATCTTACGGAGACACTGAATCTGTAACTCTTTATTCTTGAGCATACAGGGCCGCCAGCCTTTGCTAGCGTAGGCCCCGAACCACGCTTCCGCGTTGTCATAGATGGAGTAGACATACTTGATACCAAGAGTGTTGTACCTATCCATCTCGACTTCGAGTTGTTCGGCCTTGGCCAGTTGCCCTTTCCACTCAAACTCCGCTGACACAGTGCAGTACCAAAACCCCGTTTCCGGATCTTCGGCGAGGATGGAGAACCCAGTTCGACGCGAGGCGGGGTCGGCGATACGGACCTGACGCCACCAAGCTGGTATCGGAAAATCCTTGACGACTTTCGGATACACATTCTCGAAAACTCGTTGTGACCCATCATCAGCGTAGTACCATTCACCCTTTCGCCTGGCTTCCCGTTCTGGCTCCGGCAAGTGCTTCCATTCCGAGAGCACACGGGCAAGGCGATCTGGGTGGTCCCGGTACACAGGATTGTCGTCAATCGCCCACTGGTGGACTGACAAAGTCTCATGGTTATCCACCCAATCCCGGATGTCCTCGTTCTCCACCAGAGGCGTGAATCCAAGCTCAACCTCACCATCCCTATCGCCGCAACGGGTGATAAGCTCGACCAGCACAGAGAGGCTAGGGGGCATTTCGTCCACGGTTAGGTGGTCAATTGCTCGGCCCATGATGGCAAGGTACGCCTGCTTGTACGTTTTAAATTCCAGCGTGTCACCGTTCCTGAACCTGACACGGGTAACGTACTCTTTGTCCTTGTCCTTCTCGATTGCGACCATTTCATTGAGGCCGTCATCGGTGTAGTACCAGCGCGGTATGAGCCGCGAAAGGTACTGTTTCCAACACACCTCAGTCAAAAAGTCGAAGTTTGGCCCCGCCAGCCAGAACGTTTTCGGCTTTGACTCGGAATAGTTCTCGCGCCACCGCCTGTTCCACGGATGTTTCCGTATCAACTTGTAGCGGAGGCTGTTCATATTCGTGAAAGTTTTAGCTGCACGGTTACCGCATCTGGCCAGCTTGGTAAGGCTGGTATCCTGCAAGAACTCTAACTGCTGCATGAATGGGATAGCTTTTGGCTCCCATGGCAGGAACAGCGTATCGTTAAGTTCTCTTTCCGCAAGTAGCTCATCCATGTACTCGCGGTATAGGCTATTTGGATCTACCACGTAGATGCTTCCTTGCTCTTGCTGCCCTCAGCTTCCCTGCCTCGGATGAGTTTTCCTTACGTGACTTGAACTTGCCACGGATGTCATCACCCTTCTCTCCGGGATGCGGCCCTGGCTTATGGTGTGCCGCGACTACGTTGTAGCCAGGGTCTTTGCCCCCGTTGGCTGCGAGTAGCTTCTCGCGCAACGGGGTCACCTTCTTACCGTAGCCATCAGCCCCTTTGACAAACTTCGAGCGGACCTGCTTGTAGTAGTCAGTGGACTTGGTGTCTACCTTCTTCGTCATCCCATGCGCCTCCGCATCAGTCCTCTGCGAAGTCGAGACTGGCGCTGTGAGGGGTCTTGCGACGGGGTGGCAGGGGTTGGCATGGGTCCGGGTGCTGGACGCGGCGTAGGCCGTCCCATGGGACTATGCGATGGCGGCGGGGTTCGCCGGGGTGGAGGGGTCGCCTCGGGTAGCCGATCCTCTGGCCCATCATTCATTCGTCGCCGCTCGCGCAGCTTCCGCCGGACTGCTGGGAACTCCTCGTCATCATCCATGGCAGGGGTCATGTTCGTGAGAGGGTCTTCACCATTCATGAACCGCTCTTCGTCCTCGTACTTGTCCTTGGGACCACGGAAGCGCGTATCCATCTTTGGCTTGGGTCGGGGTGGTCGTGGCTGTCCGATCCCAGGGTTCGGTTGCCCTCTTCTCTGGCTGGGGTTATTCACTTCGCAGTCTCCTTACTAGCCTGAAAGCCTTCTTGGCGGTGTCTTCCAACTCGCCTTCCAACTTTTCGTCCTTGTCGAAATGCTTCGCCTGCTTTTTAGGGTTGGTGGTGCCAGTGTGCTCCTTCAACCTCTCTCGTATTCTGCCTCTCAATTCCCCTCGCATTGGTCGTTGCCCTCCACAATGACTCCTGCCTCCAGCAACGTTGCAATGACGTCCCCGTCAACGGTGGGGAGATTAACGATGTCTTCCAGCATGAGAGGCTTGAAGAAGAACTCCTCCTCCATGACTGGCTTTAGGTCGGCATCGAGCTTGCGCCGATTCTCCTCGCTGACGGTGTATTCCAGTCCGGCTTCGGTATGCTTGCAGACGGGGGAACCGTCAGGGTGCTTTTCCGCATGGTGGACAATCAGCCCATCGCGGATTTCCCCTACGATTTTCTCTTCTGCTGCAAACTTCAGCTTCATCTTGGCCACCGCCACCTTGTGGATAGCAGGGAGTGTGACACACCCGGAAATCGCCGCGAACGCCTTATGGAACTGTGCTGAGAACAGGAAAGATTTTTTCATGGTAACTCCTTATATCGCTATCGCATTGAACTGAACAGTGTAGATTCCCGTATCCAGTCCGGTGCCGGATGGATCGATGAACTCGATGAATATCTTGCCAGCCGACATCGTCACCTGAGCAGGATACGAGACAGGAGTAGCGCCGCCAACTGCATACGCAATTCCTGTTCCGTACACGGTACTGTAGGCATCGACTGCGTTCCCCGCTATGGCTGTGTCGAGGCGGATTACGGCTGACCCCATAGTCGTCGTAAGCTGGACGTCAACCCGCCCATTCAAACTCACGCTGTCCCCTACGCAGAGCCAATTAAAGCCACGCGCATTGTTGATGAAAGTATTGGGGGTGATTGGTGTCCACGTCGGCAAAAGCTGAGGAGCGTAGCCTGTCTTCATTGGCGTCAATAGGCCCGCTGCACTTGCCTTCGGGATGTAGAAAAGCCCGGTCCCTAGCACTGCTGCGAAGGTACTCAGGCCAGGAACCCCAGCCGCTCCGACGTAGAATAGTTCAGTCCCGCCACTATTCTGTACAGAGAAAATGTTGGCAGTTTGGCCGACTGCACCCTTCACCTTCAGCGCAATCGTCCCGACCGCGTTGTTGACGAGAGACCATGCACCCAGAAGCTCAACAAGCATCGAGTTGTGGCCACGAAGATATCCTGAGCTTCCTTGGTTCCTAATGTTGAAGATGTAGCTCGTCTGGACGGCGTGTCCCACCACTTCCAGGTGAATGACGTCTGAGGAACCCAGAGCGTACACCCTATTCGCCTGCACCGTGGTAGCCGACAGCGTAGTTGCTGTCACCGTGGTGAACGACGTCAGATTGAACGTGACGACTGCTCCGACCCGGATGATACGGAAGTCTGTGCCGGACACGTTGAAGGTGGCGCGGTTTGTCACCCCTCCTACCTGCAATTCCGTGTCAGCGTACACTGTCATCCCATAGACTGCTCGCCATCTCTTCACCGTAGTGCCGAGGTCTATCGAGTTGTCGGCTGACGGGACAAGCTCTCGCGTGAAGGTGTTGGGGTTCGCCGCCTGACTGAACGTCCCGACCGCCATTGCCTGCCAGTTCACCCAATCGGCATAGGCTACCAGCCCTCCCGTCACACCAATTGTGCTGGCGTAGGGGATATTCAACGCGTGGTTGTTGATGGCCGAAGACCACGAAGGACTGTTACCCGCGACACCTATCGAGAAGGTCTGAATAGAGGCTGACAAACCGTTCAACGTTGCAATTGCAGCCACACCAAGAAGCTGTGGATCTTCCCACTTCGTCTGACCGTAAACGTCCCAGGTGAGAACCCTCGTCAGTGCTCCCGACCCGTCTGTGGGCCGTGGCAGGTAGGCAATCTCTGCCGGTGGACTGTAGGACATTGCCGTAGTTCCCTGCGACAAATACAGGCCCGATAGCGAGAAAATCTGGTCGCCTTCCTGCGTTCCTGCGTTGTCAGTCTCAAACTCTACAGAGAAAGCGCGAGACCCTGGCGGGATTTGGAAAGCAAGGGTGAGCTTGTCGTGCTTTGTGTCTTCTGTGACAGCGAACTGATAGATGTTGTGTCCAGGATTGTATGGGTCATCGACAATCGAGAAATCTCCCGAGAACTTGGAGTAGGAATCCCACTCTGTCGTTCCTGCCGACACCTGAGTGTAGGCTGACGTTCCGTCCCAGAATCGGATACGGAGGTATCCAGTCTCGGCACCATTGTATCGCCTGATGTACGCGGCAAGGCTGAAGATGTCGAACGGTTTACAGTAATGTGGGTACACCGAGCCGTCGTATCCTTCAGCGCCAGCGTCTATGTATCCACGAGCATCGCGCAAATGAATCCGCTTGCTGGCCTGATTCATCAGCATGATACCTGTGACAACATCTACACCCGCGAAGTCCGAATGGTCGCGCCAGGAAGACAGAGCAAAGACCGTCTTGCCGTTGTCAGGCTCGGACCCGACTGCAAACGTCAAGGATGTCAGTTCCCCGGTGCCGTAATTTACAGCAGAGGAAATCAACCCCGCCTTGTTGTAGACCACATCCACATTCGTGTTCTGGTCCGGTGCCGAGCTAAGGATAAGTGTGACTGCACCTGTAGCGTAGTTGACGACAGAGCCAGCCTGAACGTACACCCCATAGAGGTCCACGATGCCACCAATACCGTCATCCTGAGCGTAATAGGTGGTACCGAGAATCACGTAGGAGAACAGGAATGAGCCAGGACGTATCCTCTTATTGTCGGTGGTGATGGCGAACGTGGCATTGGTACCGTCGCCAATCGCCATCCTCTGCCTGAAGAACACATCGAATGTGGTGGCAGTTGTACCCGACAGCGATATCTCAGTGTTGTTGTCAGGAGCAAACCCACCTGCGAACGTGACTGCTACCACACCCGTCAGATAGTTGATGGTGGCCGCTGTAATCTTCGCGTCAACAAATGCCCCTGCACCGTTGTCCGATACTGAGTAGGGTGTTCCTCCCGATACCCAGTTAATCGAGACAGATGACGTCACCAGCGCAATAGCCTTCGACGTGAAATTGTACGGGCCGACCGCTCCGCTACCGATAGCGTGAACAATGGCCGTGAATGTTTCGGGGGTTCCGTCGCTGTCATGCCACGCATACTGCGCCCCACCAATCACTGTCCAGACACTCGTAAATCCGACTTGCAGCGGGGAGTTGGGGAAGGTGATAGGGCCGAATGACGTCGCGATGCCGGTTCCTACCATGGTCGTGTCAACCATAGCTCCCAGCCATTGCCCACCAACCCGGCAAGCAGCCGTGCCAGCTACATCAGCCGTCCACTTCCAATAGATTGGCGACCCCGCATCAATCGATCCCCACAACGGAACGCCGCGTGGCATCAGCCACCCTTCAGTGTCCGTGTACCAGATATTTGTCATCGTCTCGCTACGGAGAACCTTGTAACGTGCCTCTCTGAAGTCCATGTCATCACTCCCCGTAGAAGATTTGAGCGTCAGTCGAATCCCACACACCACCGGCCCTCTTCATCAAGGCAAGGGTGGCGAACCACGTCACAGGGCCAGTAACAGCGGCACCCGCGAGAATCTGGGTTCGGGTAGGGCTGGCGGCTACTGTCGTAACGCTCTCCGCTCTGTCTGCCATGAGTCCGCAGCAGAGTTGAATGTTGACGTCTGAAATCTTTTGCAAGCCGACATACAGCCACTCGTAGCCTTCATTGTCGCGAAGGTTGAAGGAAGCGTTGATGTCGAGTTGGATGACGCCAGAGCGTAGCACCGCCGTGTCACCGTTCTGAAACCTCGCCAGAAGCGGAATAGCGTCAGAGTAGTTCGCTACGCTGTAGGGCTTACATTGAATGATGGAGCTACCTGGAGCAGTGAAAACTAGGGACGCATTGAACGTGGATCGACCATGTCTCATCATGTTATCGAGGTAAGTACTGTAGGACATAAATTTGACCTCCTCTGTCTTCCCTCAATAGTATCACGTTATCTCAGT